TAAGAGACGAGGACAGAACGCCGGTCGTGATGTTTGAGGCGTTGATATTGCTTATCGTGTTTCCACCCCCGCTAAAGTAAGTCGCGGTGATATTTCCAGAAGAATAGAGACCGGTGAGAGTCCCGACCGAAGTTATGGCCGACTGAGCCCCTTGTGTGACAACCAGAGCGCTCCCGACGGTCCCAGATACTGCACCACCTGATAGGTTTGTTAGAGAACTTCCATCGCCACTGAAATATGTCGCATGGGCCGTCCCTACAACCTGAAGGGCCGCATCAGGTATGTTTGTTCCTATTCCGACACTCATTCCCGGGCCGAAAACAGCGGCGTAGTCTGCCCCGGCATTCGAAAACGGCCCGATGCTTACGGTGTTGCTAAAGTTTCCTGAAGGTCCCGCACTGTATCCTATAGCCGTATTATAACTACCCAGTCTCGTCGTAGTATTCGCACCAAGCGCAATCTCTGTCGAGTCGAGTGTCAGGTTCTGGAACTTTGCCCGAGGTGCGATAATCGAGTTTGTCGCGAAATTGTTCGCCGATACGGAAACGGGTGTATAATAATAAAGGCGCCCGCCCGTCTGCTTTAAAAATACAACATCACCTCGCTGTGTCGTAACCGAACTATATGTGTCACCACTTAGAAGGCTTATAATGTTCCCGTTCACTGCGGCATAATAAGACGAGTCAATCGTATAATAGTTTCCGTACACGTCAGCCGTGACTTGTAAAATATTAGTCATAAGCAAAATCCCGTGAGAATTCCATAAGGTGTTATCCGAGTTCAAGATGTACATTTCATCAGTCCCCCACGTTGCAATTTGAATGGGTTGAGTTGCAAAAGATGGGATAAATTTATCCACAAAAGAAGTTCCTTGAACGACTCCTATATATCCAGAAGAGTCTGTAGCCCACACTTTTCCAGATATTTTATCAACAAATACATAAATAAATAGATTCCCGCCATCTATGAGAATTCCAGTACTTGGTAGACCATAGTTCAACTTATTTGTCCCTGAATCTATTGTGTAGTAATTGACATCATCGGCCAGGGCCGCCACTTGTAAGAGTCCAGTGTCGAACGAAGGTCCTGTCAATATCACACCGTCCCATGAATACAAGCTTCCAGCGGGAGAATCGATGATCCAGGTGAGAGTCGTCCCACCCGATATCTGGACTCCTGTTATACCAGGTGTACTCGTGATAACACTATCTGGCTTGGCCAATAGGGTATTAATAACTGATAGACTTCCGGTCTGTGGAACGCTCACGTTTCCGTATCCGTCGATGACGCGCGTGAAACTACCTGTTCCATATGCCCATATTCCAGACCCTGGATAAAACACATCTGGAAACAGCTGAATTCTTCCATATTGGTCTATAATAGTATCACCACCATTCATATATATTGAATGCCCATTTTGCAGATAAAATCCGTCCTGGTCAATATACAAGTCTCCCGCCGTATTGACTATCTGGCTCTGAAACGTCAAGTCTCCCGAGACGGTCAGGCTTGTAAGGGTTCCGACAGATGTGATGTTTGGCTGCGAGGCTTGCGAGACGACCAGAGCCACATTAGCATACGCAACATTTCCGGAGATATTGGACCCCTGGATGTTGCTCAAAGTGTTTCCGTAAATCCTGGCCGAAGAGAGGATACCGAACGCAAGGTTCGAGGCGTTGATGTTCGAGAGTGCGTTCCCGCCTCCGACAAAGAAGGAGGCTGTCAGGTTTCCCGTGGAGTAGAGGCCTGTGAGGGTTCCGACCGATGTGATATTTGGCTGCGCACCCTGTGTCACGACCAGAGCGCCACCTGGAATAGGTCCAGAGACCGAGGACCCCTGGATGTTCGAGAGGTTGTTTCCAGATGCGATCAAGCTCCCAGTCACCGTAAGTTTGTCAATCTTGGCCCCGTCTACGACCGTAAAGGCGTAGTCAGGACTTGAGGCTGTATGGATTGCCACATTTCCATATCCGTCGATGATCATGGCGATCTGCGTATGATCCCAGAATTCCGCCACATTATAGGTCATATTTGGAAACTCATTCTGGTTCACGTAGAGAGCGGTTGCTGTTCCCTGATTGATAACTGAAAGAGAGTTGGTCGTTTGAGTGTTGGTCGCAGTAATTATGAATGTGTTGGTGACCTGTAGATTTGCGACAATTAGATTTGCAAAAGAGACCGGGCCGGTTGCGACAATTGTTCCCGTCGTCACAGACGCCGAATTCATCAAGAGTGTATTGATGTAAGGAATAGTCAGGGTGTCGAAGAATAGAGTCGTGTTTGCGGCATTTGACACGAGGGCCCCCGAGACGCTCAAGTTGCTCGAGATGTTTGAGTTGACAGAATTTATATTTGTCGTCGTGACACTATTCGAGACGACCAGGTTCGCAAACGGCTGTGTTATATTCGAGCTGTTGATGTTCGAGAGCGCGTTTCCTCCTCCGACGAAGAAGGAGGCTGTAAGGTTTCCGGTGGAGTAGAGGCCCGTGAGGGTCCCGAGACTCGTGATGTTCGGCTGCGAGGCTTGTGAGACGACCAGCGCCACGTTCGCATTCGCGACGTTTCCAGAGACCGAGGACCCCTGGATGTTCGAGAGTGCGTTTCCTCCTCCGACGAAGAAGGAGGCTGTCAGGTTTCCGGTGGAGTAGAGACCGGTGAGGGTTCCGAGGCTCGTGATGTTCGGCTGCGAGGCTTGCGAGACGACCAGCGCCACGTTCGCACTCGCGACGTTTCCAGAGACCGAGGACCCCTGGATGTTCGAGAGGGTATTTGCGAGAATGAGGGCCGAGGAGACGATACCGAACGCAAGATTCGAGGCATTAATGTTCGATAGGATGTTGCCCAAGACCTGAACTGAGGAAATATTTGAAAGAAACCCTCCGTCTCCGTAAAAACGGCCCGCTGATACATTCCCTGATGCGATGATGTTCGTGGTCGACACAGAGTTCGATGCATATACGTTTCCATCAACTGTGAGATTAGCAGATGCGGTAGTAGTTCCTATACCTACATGGTTGCTCCCATCCATGGCTATTGAAATTGCGGTGGCCCCGTTAGGACCTGGAAAAGGAGTGATATTATGAGGACAAATAACAAAAGGGCTCTGACCCATTGAGTTTGGGCCATATCCAGTATCAAAAAACCCGAAACCGACCCCATAATCTGAATGATTTATTCCATTCTGGGTAACATTCACATATTCAATGTGAAAGTGATTATCCCCATTATTTTCAGTCCTGGAAAAGTTTACCATTGTCTCCGGAGCTTCGCTGGACCCATTCCCGCTAGTATCGTCGTTTACGAGCAAAGCCCAATTTCGACTATTCGATTTATCTGATGTCATAATTTGGTTATGAGGGGATTGACCGGCACCATTCCCACTCGCGAAAGCCGTAACGTCATTCCCATCTGTTGAAATAAATATTCCGGACCCGTCTACAGACACCGCCGCCGGATTCCCACCCACCGAGTATTGTACCAAAGTTCCTACGATAACGTTCGTGGTCGTCACAGAGTTCGACACGACTAGGTTTGCGAGCGGCTGAGTGAAGCCGCCCGGGGTTATGTTCGAGAGAAACCCGCCGTCTCCGTAAAACCGACCCGCTGATACGTTCCCTGATGCGACGACGTTCGTGGTCGTCACAGAGTTCGACACGACCAGGTTCGCAAGAGGTTGTGTGAACGATCCCCCTCCCTGAGGGGCCTGCCCATTGGTGATCCCATCTGAACAGGAGTCACACATCTAATTTAGAAGTAGAATTAAGTTTATGCTCCAGGGCTCGGTCGACGTCTCCCGAAAAATATGATGAAAAGACCCAAAATAAGAGCCGCAATCATCACATACATCTTCTGGCGTTCGCCAGAGTCCCATGAGACCGGAGGGGGAAGACTATCGGGCCTCTCAGGCTCATCTGGGACCATGATGGTGTCGAATCGAAGAAGAAACATGTTTCGCCCGAGGTCCTGGCCAATCGTGGAGTCATAAAATAGGGCGCCGTTCCCTGCGTTTTTCCAGGAGATTGTCAGTCGGTCGATGCTGTCGATGCGGGATGGGTACTCGACGGAAATTTTGTAATTTTGGGAGTAAAATTCGTTGTTGTACACAAAGCTCGTGTTTGAGAATGTCGAGGCGTTCGAGGCGAGCGACGTGGCCGCCTTGACTGGAACAAAGGCAAAGGCACCCGAGTAAGCATTCGAGTTGGGGACCACAATAGCGTTTGATTTCGTAGTGAGCGCTGAGGCGACCAGCGTCTGGGTCGACCGAAGCTCGGCGATATCCAAAGTCAGATACTGCGAACTGAAGACGTTCGGCAACATGGCCGAGACAAGCTCGACCCTGCTGACGTTATAAATAGGTGTCGACAGAAAGAGGGTATATGAATTTGAATTTGGAAATAGGGTCTGGTTACGATTGTTAGAGTCTACGTAGACGATGTAGTCCATTCTAGTAAAATAGGAGATTTTACTCGGGCGAAGCCAGCCACGAGTCTCACATGATAGGGATACCATCACGGCCAGGGTACAAACATCTGTTCGGCTTCGAGCAGGTGATGCGAAGGGTCAAGTAGGTCGGTCCGAGAACGTTCACCTGAGCTCCTGACGAAGTGTAGATGTTTACCGTGAAGTACGGAATCTGCCGGATCGGCTCAATGTACGGAACTTCGACCGGGAAATAGCCATTGGTCGTGAAGATTGTTCGTTGTTCAATACCAGCGTTCTGGATAGGAATGCAGACCATGGAACTATTGAGCTGCCCGACGTTCGACACAGTAATCGAGGGAACCTGGCCCACATTCGAGCTAATTCCAGACACCTGACTGCTGTACTGGAGATATGTCTTGTCATTGAACTTGGACTTGAGTTCCTCGACATGAATGTAAAATGCAGAGGTTGCTGTGCCAGTGGCTGCATTTGCAAAGAAGCTGGCTGAAAGGAGCTCGGCCTTGATGACGTTTCGCAGAGGGATATTCATGTAGCCGACGAAGCTCACGTTCGAGCTGGAACCGACTGAATCAATACGGATCGTGTACACCTCGGTGTCACACATTTCTATTATGTACTGGGAATATTTTGGGGCCGGGAAACCTGAGGTTTCCCTACTTCTCCAGAAGCGACCCACCGACTCCGTCGGCGATCGCATAGTCGCGCATGTTGTCCTTGACGTACTCACCCGAGTGGCACAGGCCACCTGGGGTCAGGCCGCTGCTGTAGTAGGCGGCATCCTTCGACGGGCCTGCCACACAGTCCAGGGACGACTTGATGTCGAAGATGCTCTTGGGGTCCGCGCTGACGTTGGGGCCAGACGTGATCACGAGGGGAGACGGCTCGTAGTACGAGGCGGAAGTGCGACCGCCACCCTTCACCAGGATGACCAGGATCGCCAGCAGAAGACCGATGATGGTTGCATGGATAACCATCTTTCCAACCTTGAATGCCATTTGCTTTTTGGCAACATTTTTTCCAAGGCGGCCTGACCAAATTGCGTTAAAGCCAGTGAGCACTTTTCTACAAAACTGGTAGATGGAGTTTTCTTTTGATACAAACGAGGGTAAGTCTCTGTCGATGAATGACGATGAGACAAAGTTGCTCGACGAGATTTCGTTTGCGGTCCCGGCGAGAAAGTCGATTCCCCTGAAGGCCAAGCCCTCCCGTCCCAGTCCGTTTACCAAGCGTGCCCCTGGGCCTGCTCAGCCCGAGTTCGCCCCTGATGAGGGCCTGGATATGTTCATGAACCCAGGGAAGCGTACGGCCCCTCCCCCGCCTATGGCTGAGGAGTTTGATGGTGGCGAGGAGGATGAGGAGTATGGCGATGAGGCTCCTGAGGGCCAGGAGGGCTTCCAGGGCTCCGGCTCGAACACCCCGTCCGAGGGCTACAAGACGATCGAGGACGAGAAGGCCGACCTCCTGAACAAGATTTCCCGTCTTTCCAAGAAGGGCGTTGCGACCAGTGCTCGCCTGACCATCTACAGCGACATCGATGAGATTCGCACAGAGTACAAGCGGATGACGTACGGCATCGAGGTCGATCGTTCTATCAAGTTCCAGCGTCGGATGCTCGTGGCCTGTGTGACCGGCCTGGAGTTTCTCAACGACAAGTTCGACCCGTTCGACTTGGAGCTCAACGGCTGGTCCCAGAACTGTATGGAGAATGTCGAGGATTACGATGGAGTCTTCGAGGAGCTCCACAACAAGTACAAGACGAAGATCCAGATGGCACCCGAGGTGAAGCTGATCATGATGGTCGGCGGCTCTGCGATGATGTTCCACCTGACGAACTCAATGTTCAAGGCGGCCGTCCCTGATATGTCCAAGGTGATGCAGCAGAACCCGGGCCTTCAGCAGAACATGATGGATGCAGTCATGCGCAGCCAGCAGGGAGGAGCGCCCCCCTCAGCCTTCCCGTCTCCCCCAGGCCAGCGTGATATGAAGGGACCGGGCATGGACTTTGGGTCCCTGATGAACATGATGGGACCTCCCCAGGCGATCCAGACGCGTCCTGGGCGTTCGGGTGAGACAGACTCGGTCTCGGACATCGTGAGCATCGACGAGGGCGACCCGGACACGCGCGAGGTGAAGGTGAGCGCCTCCAAGAAGCGTGGACCGAAGGGCAAGGGGAAGAAGGAAATGACTCTTTAGAGCGGGTCTGAAGGACCCGATGTAAGGAGCAGGCGAAGCCCCGTGGAACAGGCCCTACGACCTCCGGTCCTAGGGCCTGGTAAAAAATCTAAACTAAAAATAGGGAATGGGACTGTCATATGCACCATTCGATGATAAGTGGGCCGCAAAGCCCCCCGCGTACAGACCGGAACCTCAGGCGGGAGCAAGGCGGGGAATTCCCGGAGCCCCCGCCTCAGATAACACTGAGTGTAATTATATAGTTTTGGGTTTTGTTGCGAGCATCATCCTGATGGGTATATTGGATTCGCTCAGGCGATAAAGACCAGTCGCTTCGCGACTTACTTATTCATAGACGGCTTGTAGACGTCTGGCATATGCGCATTAAACGAACACGCGCACGCTTTCCGCGTCGCAATATCAATCAGATCCTTCTCAATAGCAGCATTGATGCGGATCTGCTTGGCTAGGGCTTGCTGGGTAATCTCACCAGGAGAGAGGTCCATTTATTATAGTTTGATATTTTAATGGCGGCACTCAGACCTGGAGAGGTTTGGTGTCCACAAACTTGCTTTCTTACAGGAACACCAAATCCAAATCCAGTTCCGTGTCGTGCCACCAGTGAAATGCCTGACCGATGTCCCACTGGATATACTGATGCTTCGACTATCAAAGCGCCTACTCCCGCTCCTTCACCAGTGTTAGCGCCTTCGCCCTCGCCAGATCAGTCCACTGGTCTTGCATGGTACTGGTACCTGATGATTTGTTGTTTATTGATTGTTATGCTGGCGGTCGGATACACCTTCACGCTGTAAACATACACTTCCCCTTCCCAAAGACCTCGACGGGCTTTTCTTCCTGTGCTCCAGCAATCTCGAACCCGCTCGCCTTGTAGATGGTCATTCTCTTACGAGCCATAGAGTGAAAAACCGACCAGTGATCCACGATGTCATAAATCAGTGGATTATTCAGTTTACCGGGCGTCTCTCGCATGATACGCCCGATAGCCTGCGTTATGTCCGACTTGGGACTGGCCAAGATGATCGTATCCAGGACTGGAATATCCAGACCCTCCTGGGCCATCGCAAACGTCCCGATGATGATGCGCTTGCGGGAGGACTCGTCCAGCTGGGCCTCCTTGAGTCCGCCATAGTACAGACCACTCAATTCTGTTCCAAAATTGGCCAAGAGAAACTGACAATGTTCCCTCCGGTCCGACAGGATCAGGACTCTTCGACCTCCCTCTGCCGCATCCTTTGCAATTTTGATTATAAATTCATTCCTTCTGGAAAGGTCCGTGACATCAGTGACCATTTGGGCCATATTGATCTTCCCGAATCTTGTGACCGGGGGAGACTCCTTGAAGGCTGGGTCCTTGTAGGCAATCACCTCGACCCTGGTCGTCTTCTGGTTCTCCCTCTGGACTCTGAAAAACTCTGGACCCAGGAACCAGTAGAGGATACGGGTCAGACCATCCTTGCGCTCGGGGGTCGCTGTGAGTCCCAGGGTGTACTTGGGACAGAACCTGAACATGGCTTGGGAGAAGGCGGCCGCGCCTATGTGGTGGGCCTCATCCACAATTAAGAATCCAAATTGATCAAAAGTCCTGGAGGGCAGGGCGTCCTCACCCCGGCTGCACAGGGTCTGGATCATGGCAATCACAAAGTCCTTGTCGGTATCACAGATTCCCTGTTGGATACGGCCGATGGTGGCACCCGGACAGAACTGCTGGATGCGGTCGCGCCACTGGTTCGCCAAGAACTCTTTGTGAACCACTATGAGGGTCCGAAGTTTTAGATGTGCCGAAAAAGCCAGGGCCATGCATGTTTTTCCTTGCCCCGGGGCGAGGGACAGTACACCACCTCCCTGCTCCTCGAAGGCTCTGACTCCTGCAGCGAAAGCTTCGGGCTGTCTCTCTCGCAATTTTCCAACAAAATTGAGGTGGCCACAAGGAACAGGAGGCTTTCTGGAATCTTGGGATGGGGCGCCGAAGCGCTCGAGAGCCCAATAGCGGGGGACCAGAAGGGGGGCATCCTTGGTGGGACCGACCCGAAAGACTTTGAAGGACGGGGCCGGAATCCCAATGGCCTCATTGGTCACTGGACGAACAGTGAGTTCTCTTTTTATGTCTGTTGAATTTTGAATCAAAATTCCGTTTCGTGAAAGAGACCCTGACATACTTAAACTTCGGCTATACTCTCTAAGACCAAATATTTCACGCCATCCCACATTTTATACCCGATCGTCACGTCGACCTCATCGCCCTTTTGGAGTTCCTGAATAGTCTTCAGGCCCTCGATTCGGCACATGATTCGTCCGTACCTGTAAGGGACCTTGACTCGTGTAATTTTGTTTTCAAATTGAAACTCCATATACTTGCGTCCGTCCCAGTCATAGTAAGGGGTCTCGACGACGGCCCTAAATTCCATTCTAAATTCAGTCTGTATTTTTTTATCGGGTAATCTCAGGATGCCCGAGCTAGATAACTTTACCGCGAATGATAATATCAATCATCCAGGTACAAACTCTGCGTATAATCCCTGGTACAGTGAAGAAGTTATGGCTTGGGTTTGCAACCAAGATGATAACTGTGATGGTTTTCTTTTTTATAAGGCACAGGGGCATGGCGGGTGGATGTTTAAGGCATCTGATATGACACCGGCACAATCCAGTACTGCAGTAAGAACTCAGCTGAAAAAAAGTAAATCTTGGCGAAAGGCAGACAATCCAGACACCTCAAACCCAAGTATTCTTCCTAGAAGTGAGATGGCGACGCGGTTCAAGGCAAAATATTATGGAAATGCTTTTGATCCACCACCTATCAAAGTGAGTACTGGTAAGACATGTTGTGGTACAGCTGATTATCCAGGTTGTAATCGTATGGACGGGTACAAAGTTCCCCTTGGCTGGAAGTGGATGATTACTAATGATGATATCAAGATTGGAACAACTGTTGAGGGATACTGGGATCGTGATAATATGGGGTGGGGAGACCAAACCACTGCATTCTGGCCAGATCATCCAGTCAATCACGGAATTACTAATACTGATGATTGCATTCTCGCTCAGAATATAGGGTTTGATGTTCCGGCAAACTGGTCCACGATGGTGAGCAAAGGCATTGACCCAGCTGATGCTCTTCAAATTAGGCATCGCTGGTGTATTGCGAACAAGACTAACATAAAGGACGCCAAGTGTACAAACTTTTACGCAACACCCGAGGCCGCGGCGGCCGGTTTCAACTTTGACCAGGATTTCTATTACATGTGTAGTGCAGATCCTAGCTGGATGAATGATTCGAGCTGTCGTTCGTCAATTAATCGGGCCGTCAAGGGATCAATTGCAAGTACCCGCCAACAAGCGAAGGATCTAATTTCGGCATATTGCAACACAGATGCAGGTAAAAACCAGGTGGATGGTATCTGTGGATGTTATAACGTGACAAAGTATGGCGGTGAGTGCCTTACGACGCAGAAGACTATTCCAGGGTGTAAAGAACTCTCGGATACGATCGGAGATCTCCCTGCAGGTGCCCAGGTTGCATTTGCGGACAAGTTCTGCGCTTCTGATGTGTGCGTGACAAAAGCTCTTGGAAATAACACTGTCCTCCTGCCAGAGTATACACAGGGCAAGCAGTGTCCGAGCATCGTGCAGTGCGTGCAGGACTTTCGTAACGCCAACTTCCAGGGTTCAGATGTTCGTGCGGAGTGTAAGAACACGTTAAACATTACCGGAGTCCCTCCCCCGTCTCCTCCGGCCGCACCCATTCCACCCCCGGGCACGCCTCCGCCACCTGCCGGAACCCCGCCACCACCGGGAACTCCGCCACCACCGGGAACTCCGCCACCTGCGGGAGTCACGGAAACTCCTGTGGTTCTTCCAGTCCCGGCCCTGAAATCAGTCCTGAACACCCCTAAGAAACAATATGCGGGAATAGGTGGATTCGTCCTGTTTCTCGTATGTTGTTGTATAATTATACTTTTGATGAGTAGTGGTGGCGAAAAAAGTAGTGGAAATGGAGGCATTGCTGCCCTTTTGGCGGCACAGTCTGCTGGCCGTGGTATGAGCGCTGGCGCTTGATTTAATGCTTGCCTGCATATGCTGCGCCAGCATTTGCTGCCTTCATGGTAGCCGCCTGTCCGGCCGGGCTTGACATAAAATACACGATACCGCCACAGACCACGCACAGCAAAACTACGATCGCAATACAGATCATCGCATATGGACCAGTGATAGCAGATACGAGCTCGGCAACTCCAGCACTTTCCTGCTTCGAAGATTGTTTCACTTCGGCAGCCACAGTGTTGTCCGCAATGGTCGAGGCGAGTGCCTTTGTGATGGCGTCCGCGACACCCTTGGCAACAACCTTCGACTTGATGTTCTGATCGACGACGAAATCGCACCCATCGGGCTGACTTGCGCTACATTTACCAGGCGTCTTGTAAGCAGGATCGCACTCATAGTACAGATCCGAAAAGTCGCCATCATTCTTATTTTTTGCACTTGCGAAAATGTCCTGGACAGACTTGGAAGACATCGTATTCTCGATGATGTTTGTGACCGTCGTCTTGAGGTTCGTTGTGGCCGTTGAGCTATTTCCGACGGTCGGCGAGAGAAAGCCGCTCTTCTGGCTTGCGGCATTGTCAATCGCTGTGCTGGCATCGTTCTTTAGCTTTGCTGTAAGATCCTGGATGTTTTGAGTTGACATTTCACCGGTCGCGATAACATCCGAGTCAATAGACTGATTTATAGCAACACGGCAACCCTTGAACGTAGCTCTCTGAAAGTTGAGCTTATTCAAATTCAGAGCACTTGCCGAAACCTTTTGCGAGTTTTCGCTCACAAAAGAGTTCGTGGTTTTGTTAAAAAACTCATTGGTCTGCTGGACCGAACTCTTCGAACTATTTCCTCCCATTTATATCTGCTCGGAAAATATTTAAGCCTACACTGACTTGCAGCAATACTTCTGGGCGCCGTCGTTGATCATGTCACCTACAACTGGGAAGCCTGGCTTGCCGGTTGCACACGCAATTTTTGAGTCAATCGGGTTGGGATCACAATTGCTGGGAACTGGCGGGGTCGCGGGATCTGCCCGGCTCAGCCTGGGTCTCAGAAGCAAGAATGCCAAGATGAGGATAAGAACGACGAGAACAATGATTGCGGTCTTCATTTATGTTTGTCCAACAAATTTAGTAGATGAATTATCATCTCCTCTGCCAAAAAGTCACGAGGTTATATCCCATGTCTATAATCTTCTGATCCCTTTCTAGTGTTTTATCGTACAACTGCTTCCAAGTCATATCCACCCTGGGATGAAGTTTATTCTCAATGTATTCTGGGTGAGATGGATGTCCATGCCAGTATGTTCCATGGTATTCGTAAACTGTATTAGTATCCATGTCATATCCATCAACCCTCCATCTTGTCCCTGGGATGCGGTACTCCCCGCCTGGACTTTCGAATGTCTGCAAGTGAGGTATGTCCAGGCTGTCTAGCCATGCTTTAGCAGATTTTGAAGAGCCATTAGTGGAACATCTAGGACATCCGTGCCTCTGACCAATGTGATTATGAGGTCTCTGTGTGAAAATACCATGTATAGGACAATTTATATTTATATTACTATAAGCACCCGTATATTCTTCTATATATTCGTAGTAGTCTCCATGAATCTCCCTCGCCTCTTTTAAAAACTTTTCATGAGTTTTCTTCGGTTTCTTTGCTCTGCATCTGAAACAGCCGTGAGTTTTCAAATGAATATTTGGCGTCTGGAAAAACACACCGTGCAAAGGACATTCAATCTCTAGAGGAGTCCTGCTATTTATGTAATCGCTTATATACTTATACTTACCAATGTGAATTTGAGATGCCTCATGTAAGAACTGTTCATGTGTTTTCTTAATCATATCTACTTAAAGTGCTTGGTTTTTATTTTAAAAATGGTCCGCTTAGTCTTTTGCCTCCCGGGCAAGTCCTATGATCGCCAGTTCCTCCTGGCCTGGTCTGATCTCCTGATGCAGGCTTCTGCAAAGGGACATCAGGTTATGATTTCGCAGCAGTACTCATCGGTCGTGCACTTCGCCCGCGCCAAGTGCCTCGGCGGGGACGTCCTCAAGGGCCCGGACCAGAAGCCCTTCCAGGGAGCGGTCGAGTACGATGCGATGATGTGGATCGATTCGGATGTCCTCTTCAAGCCCGAGGACTTTTTCAACCTCCTGGAGAGCCCGCACGACGTCACGGCCGGCCTGTATATGATGGAGGACCTCCAGCACTTTGCGACCGTCCCGGTGTGGAATGAGGACTTTTTCACCAAGACCGGAACCTTCAAGTTTATGCGTCCGGAGGATATCGAGGGGGCCGCGCAGTACAAGCCGGTCGCCTACACCGGTATGGGATGGATGCTCGTCCGCAAGGGTGTCGTCGAGTCCATCAAGTACCCGTGGTTCCACTCGGACCTGCAGACCGTTGGTCCTCTGGTCGATATGAACTCGGAGGATGTCTCCTTCTGTCGTGCGATCCAGGCTGCCGGCCACCAGATCCACGTCGACACCAAGATTCGCGTCGGACACCAGAAGTTGATGGTGATCTAGACCCCAAACTCCTTCTTCAACTCATCAATTGTATGATAATAACGTGCGAGGTCCTTCTTGAACCGCGCATCCTGCTTCGCGTTGGTCTTCACCAGCCAAGCAAGATTCGCCTTGCTGTACTTTGTTCGAACCTGGTTGTCCGTGGGCTTCCGCGGGACGACCTTCTTCACCTTGACTGGCTTTTCGGGTGAGGCCCCGGGCCGCTTGTCAATAAATGAAAGGGCCTGCATCACGGTATCGGCCAGATCGTCCTTCTTCTTGTGCGAGTCGAAGAACTTCACGAGATCATTGTTCGGTCCTTCGCCCGCGATAAACTCACGGGCTCGCTCGATCGACGCCTTCTTGCGCTTGGCATACATCGCCTTGCCCGGGCCGGCGCAGTCTGGGATCTTGTGCCGGGCGTCCCAAATGACAACCTCACGATCACCCTCTGAGACCAGAAAATACGTGTGGAGAAGGTTCTCGATAGCCTTCATGCTCCGGTTCTTGTCAGGTTGCTTCTCGATCACGACCGTCTTGGCCTCAAGGACCCAAGGCTTCTCCTTGAGGTGCCGGACCATACACGGGAAGATGCCGTCCGCGTGGAGCGGGGGAACTCCAGAAACGTCCCACTGATGAATCTTCTTTGTCGCCGGATGAATTAAACACATTGCCAAGTTCTTGATTCCACAATCGATCGACAGAATCATATATTAATAAAGACTATCAGTTTTTAAG